CACTCAAACACTTGCGTCCAGTAGGGGCGTCCGCCGCCGCCGTATGCCAGACCCACGCCGATCTCGGAGCGGTTCGACGCGAGGATATTCCTGCGGTGCCCTGGCGAGTTCATCCAGGTTCGCACGACTTCCTGCGGCGTTGTCTGACCATACGCGACGTTCTCCGCGTAGCCCATGCGGGAATGATACATGCGGCCCCTTGATGCTTGAACCTCTGACCACTGCCGCGCATCGGCCATCATGCGGTCACTCTGCGACAGCGAACGAAGACCATGCCGCTTCCGCTCGACGTTGACGAGCCGGATCACTTCACGCTCCTGCGCGCTGCCGACGAGCCGCCGCACAACAGGCGTCCGCTTCACCACGTTTCCAACGGGGCCAGCGGCCTTCGGGGCAGATGGGAAAGCCACGATGGCTGCGTAGACCACAAGCACGACGGCCACGATGGTTTTGGCGTTCATTGTTTCTTCTCCCCGTAGAGCAGAGCCACGATGAGGTCACGGCAGATCAGCGATGCCTTCGCGTGTCCTTCCTTGTCGAGTTGGTTTTTCAGGTCGATGAGTTCGCCAGCCGTCCGCTTCTCAAAGTCCGACCGTGCGGCCTGCGGGTAGACCACGCTGGTCAGCCAGACGCCGATCAGTCGGTTGATGTACGGGGCCAGCAGCAGCAGGACACCGACGGCCAGAATGGCGTTCGGGATGGTCAGCCAGGAACTCATGTTGCACCTCTTGCGGCGTGGGATTTCATTCGGAGAACGGCGAGACGGGCGCGGATCGCAGACGCTTTGACTTGCAGGGTCTTCGGCACCACCATCACGCCGAGCATCTCCTGCACCGAGCGAGCCGAAACCTGGCAGTCGGTCGCGGCGTAGGCGGGCGACACCACGGGGCCGATCTCCAGCAGGGCGGAAGCCCTCTGGACGTCCCGCATATAGACGCCCGCCTCCTTCGTGACCACAAGCCCTGGTGAGCGGGCGGCGAACATGAACGAGGCACCAGCCACGTTGCCGACGTCCACGTTCTCGGCCAGGTCGGCGGCGTATGACGTCCGCGCCAGGACGATTTCGTAGGAAACGCCCGCATCGTCCTCCGAAAGCACGAGCGTGCCAGCGGATTGCCGCGCCAGGATCATGTTCTCGTCGTGGTTGTAAAACGACACGATGTCCACCTTCGCCTCTGCCTGACGCCGAAGCACCTCAGTGAAAGCACCTGCACGGATCACCTCACGGACTGCGGTGCCCTTGAGCCTGCCAACCACGCGGCTGACAGAGTCGTAGGGAATGCCGAGGCCACGGAGAACCCTGCGACCGCTGCCGTCGGTGTCCATCGACGGGCGAAGTGAAGCCGCCGACTCAGTGCCGACGAACCGTCGGACGGGTGTGTCCTGCCAATCGTGGTCGATCATTTCGGCTTTCTCCTCGAGGAACGCTTCGCGGTCGGTGCTGGTGCTGCGGGCGTTGCCTGCGGAGCGGCGACGGTCGCGGGTGCGGCCACGCCCTCGACAATGCCTGCCACGATGCCGTTGATCTGCTCGGGCGTCAGCACGGGGAACGCGGCGGCGAGTACCGCCTTCGCCCCGTCCTTCGTGAGCAATCCGCCCGACACGCTCGCAAGCACTTCCAAAAGGCTGCTGATCTGCGCGCCATTCAGTGCCTGATCGGCGGGCACCGCTTCAAGCGGGGCGGCCGGTGCGTCCGGTTCTTCGGCGTGAGTCTCACCGCTCGCGGGCTGTTCAGCGGTCGGCTGCGCGGCCTGCGATAGCGGTGCCATGTTCAGTTGGACGTAGTAGTTGTCGGCGGCGGGATCGTCTATCGGATCCATATCTTCAAGCCGTCGCACGTCGTTCGGACTCAGCGAGCCGAGTTGAAAGAGCGTGGAAAAATAGTTCGCCCGTGCCGCGGAGTCGCCGCGCATCAAGCCGCGGGAATCCATCAGCACGTAGAGATCATCGTCCTCGACGAGCGACAGGAGTTGCCGGTAGATCGACTGCTCGCGCCGCTTCTGCCACGGCATGAGCGTGAACACCTGCGCCCCGATCTGCTCCATCTCCACGTTGCTGTAGGTGCCGTGGTCGAGTTGCCCGATGAGCGTGGGGCCGATGCGGAAGGCACGGGCGACCTCGGTCACCACCGCGTTCCGCAAGTCCATGAACTGCGAACCCTCGCGGCTCGCCGCTTCCATGATCGTCGCCTCGATGCCGTGCGGCAGCACCGCGGCCTGCCCCGTGTTCTTGGCACCGCCGAATACACGCCGCCACGTTTCGCGGAGTTTCGCCATCGCGCTGTCGTTCAACGGCGAGGATGGTTTCAGCAGCACGTTGGGGCGGGCGTTGTTCTCCCAGTAGGACATGGCCGCGAGGTCGAGCGTCCGCGCCAGGTTGACGCTGGTGCGGCAGAGTTCAGCGGGCGGCATACCGACCAGCCCATCGTCCGACAGGCCGCGAAGGTGGAAAATCTGCTCGGCGGCATACATGCGCTCGGTGCCGTCGGGGTGCCAGTAGCGGTAGCGGATCGAGTTGTCTTCCGCCCGATCAACCCGCATCCGGCTCGGGTGCATCGGCCACAGTTCACCGCACCAGGTGTTCACGCCGTTGACCACGCCAGGAACGATGAGGCTGTACGCGTTGCCCCATAGAGCGGTGTGGTAAATCTGCTGCTCGGTGTATTCGTAGATGCTCTGCCAGTGGTTCGGGCTGACGCACAGCACGTGGTGCATCGGGTGATCGGTGACCATCTCGCGGTCGCCCTTCGGCATCCGCCGGTAGAGGTGCATCGGCATGGACGCCAACGTCTCGGACAGGAAGCGGACGCACGCGTAGATGGCGGTCACCGTCAACGCCTGACCGATGTCGATATGGGTCGGCGCGTTGTCCACCCACTTGATCGGTGGCAGCGGGTTGGTCGGCGTCTCGAAAAGGACGCTGCGAACCTCAACATCCGGCATTTCGTCGGTGATACTCATGCGGACACGATACCTGTGGGGGGGCTGTGCTTGAACGTCGGAAGGAATCCCGATAGCGGGAAAACAGGGCTACAGTTCAACGATTTCAAAGGACGATTCCGGTATGGCGGCGGTCGAAGCCAGCCCCAATGCCATGATCGAGGCCACCACGCCGTCGATCTTCTCGGTGGATTTCACCTTGCATGGGGCGATGTTGTCGTTGGCGTCCCGACGGACGGACACGTTCGACGCACACCACGCCAACACGGGGTGATTTCGGTGCCGGATCGACTTCGCGGCCACGAGCGTGTCGAGGAGTTTGGTCGGGGAACTCATCGACCCAAGCGACTGCGAAAAGCCCTCGACGGCTATGCCAGCCTGCTGGAGTTTGGTGAAGGTGCTTGCCGCGTTCCATCGGTCGCCCGCGAGTTTCACCAGCCGGTGCCGCTCGGCGTATTCGGTGATGAAGTTCTCAACCACGCCGTAGTCGCAGCGGTTGCCGTCGGTCGCGATGACCCAGCCGTCGCGAATCCACTCGAGGTACGGCACGCGGTCTTTCGCGGAGCGTTCCGCGGCGGTGTCTCGCGGGATGAAAAAGTAGGGGTCGAAATCGAATCCGCCCTTGCCGTCTGGGAAGCAAAACACCACCGACGTCAGGTCGCGCGTGGATGCCAAGTCCAGGCCCGCGTAGCATTCGCGGCCTTCAAGCGGCTCCAGGGGATCACCGCCGCAGGCAGCCCAAGCCTCTGGCGTGAAGAATCTGGTGTCCGCGGATTGCCAGACGTTCATCCGGTAGCGGAGCCACGCGGACGTTTTCGACGGGTTGTTTCTCGCCTCCTCGGCCTCGACGGCGAAGGACTTCTCCGAGACGGTGATTCCGAGGCTCGGGTTCGCCTGCTTCCAGAGTTTCGGCGTGAAATACTTGCGAACGTCATCCTGCTCGGGGGCGGCGTATATCTTCCCGAAAAACGACGGGTTGCTCGCGGGATCGGCGGTCACGCGCTCGGCGTCTTGCCACCATTCCCATGCCACCGACTTGCCGCGTTCGTAGCCTGCGGTGGAGATCCCGATGAGCATCGGCTGAGTTCTGGCTGCACCGGCGTACCGTAACGCGTCCAGCAGCCTTCGATCTCGCATGGCGTGAATCTCGTCCGCCAGCACGGCGTGAGCGTTGATGCCTTCCGCCCGAAACGAGTCGGAGGAAAGAACCGAGTACCGCGAGTTGGAGGCTCTATGGACGAGGGTGTTTCGCGAGTCGATCACCTCGATAGCCTGCGACAGCACGGGCGAGGCCCGCACCATCGCAGCGGCTTCGCGGTAGATGATGCCTGCCGACTGCCGGTCGGTCGCACAGCCCCACACCTCGCATCCAGGCTCGCCGTCTGCCACCAAGAAATACAGTGCCAACGCCGAAAGCAGCGTGGATTTCCCCTGCTTCTTCGGCGTGAAAATCGCGGCAGTCCGATACCGGCGGTGGCCTTGGTCATCAACCCAACCGAACAGCGGTTCGATGATGTCCTTTTTTTGCCAGTCGATGAGTTGCATCGGCTTGCCAGCCCACTGCCTGCCTTTGCTCATCACGCAGAAGGTTTCAATGAAGTCGATCACCCGCGCCGCTCTGGCTGGGTCGAACGTGTAGCCAGGCGCGGCGTCTGGCCGGTTATGCGTGGTGCTTTTGGAGCCACGACGAGAGCGGGTCATTCGGCTTTGTTTCTCCGTTGACCGACAGCGATGCTCGCGAGGACGGCGTCATGCCGAACTCCTGCGCCAATCGCGTGAGCGTTTGCCCGTGCTTGGCGACGAGCGTGGCGGATGGTGCCACGCTGGCGTACTTGAGCCGCCCCGACTCGTCCTTCACGTAGAGAACGTCGCCACCGCGTTGGCATATCACGAGGTGTTTCTTCCACTCCACGAACGTCACGGCGTACCGCCCGAGGGCATCGACGTCGATGTTGGTGAGCAGCCCGAGCGCGGCGAGCCGACCGGCCACCTCCTCGTACTTCGCCCGTGCCTCGCCGGTCACCCAATCGGGCGGGGCAAGGTTGTCGGCCGCTGGCTTCGGCTCGTCCTTCGGGATTGGCGTCCTGCTCGGATTGCCACGAAGGATGCGGAGCGGCGTCGGTTCTTTTGGCGGGCCTCGGCGTCCCATGAAGGCAAGCCTACCGCTATCGTGAGAACGTGCAACACGTGCCAGAGGGCGGTACACTGCGGTCGCCGCGAGCGTCTTCGTCTCCGCTTGCTGGCACTGGGCTGCCGGTGTTCGCTCCACCGGCAGCCCTTTTTTGTGCCGCGTCGGTGCTGCGGTTGCGGGCGTCCCGCACCAGTTCGAATATGTCGCCCTTCAAGTTGATGATCTCGACACGCAGCCGGTCGGATTCCATCGCGTGAGCGTTTGAACGGGCCATCCACTCGTCGCGTGACGCCCGTAGGGCTGCGATCTCGCGGCACGCGGCTGCGGATGATTCGGCGTAGGACTTGCAGACGCTGACAAGGCGGGCGACCTCGGCCTTCAGGCGGGCGATCTCGTCGGCGAGCGTCGGCGGCGTCGGCGTCGCTGTTGTTTTCGGAGGCCAAAAGTTTCCGCAACTCATTTCAGCCTCTCCAGTAGGCTGCGAAGCGTGTTCACGCGATCAAACTCTTCGCAATTTCCAGCGATTTCTTCCGCCCACTCCAAGCACTCCCGCTCCTCGTCGGTCAGCGCGGGCTGCGGCTGGATGTAGAGAGGGACGATGTCTCCCCCATCGCACAGTTCTTGCATCTTTTCAGCGAGCATTCGGCTGGCGAACACCGAATATGAATCCGGCTGCATCACCGCCCACGCCACCGGCTGAGAACCAGCGGATGCAGGAGACGGCTCGTTGGCGTCCTGCGTGTTGTCATCGCTCATAGTTCGCCGCTCCTGATCCTGCGTGTTCTACCTACTCAACCGAATGCCAAAATCCACGCTCTCCAACTCCCAGCCCCACGGGTCGCCTTCGACCTCCATCGCGAAAT